TAACTATTCATCGCCAACGACGCTCTAGCATGCTAGAGTGTCGATCGGTGTATTCACTAGCACAGAACGCCGAACCATCCTCAAAAGGTAGGTAAGGCTTCTCGTGGTATTGCCCAGTGAGTGGGTTAACGGAAGGTCGACCAGCTTCGGTAAAGTACCGGAGCAACATCAACCAACCGTCCATCCACTTACGAACTACTGGGGACCGGACTCCGTAGCACTGGTATCGAAACTTTTGCAAGTTTCGGTCCCAGCGACGGCGGACTGTCTGACCTGGTGGTGTCTCACGAAGGCTCGGTGCTGGAATATCCAGCTCGTCGCCCGGTATCGGTCCGTAAATACGGATTAGATGCCCCACGATATAATCGTAGGTCGTGTACAACCGTCTGTCGTAGAAGGAATTCGCATAAGCGATCCAACTCGTATAGACGCTAGGGCTGCGGAGTGATGACCAGACCGTTCGTAAACGAACGGGAGTGACGTCGGTGCCTTTGAAGGCATCCATGCCACATGACTCTCTAAAGAGTCCACTGGTACAGCTCTTGTCGCGGTTGATCTTCAACCCAAACGACTCGAGAATGATCATAGCGTTCTCCGCGTAAGCGGTAGGGACTATGACATCATCTCCATACACATATATACGATCTCTCGTATACGTGTCTTGTGCTCCTGCAGATAGAAGGGACCAAACAACAAGCGAGAGCGTCGGGAAGCATAAACAACTTCCCATCGGCGCAAACTTGCGTAAGGTAAGAACCCTTCCGTCTGGTAGAACAGTTGATGAAGTCCTGCATGCCTCCAAATACGGTAATACCGTATAAGGAAACAAGAGGCGAACTAGACGCAAACTTACTCTATCAGAGGCCTCGTTAAGGTCTAAGGTAGAGTACTTCCCGTCTGTGGACCCCAATAGGGCCACAGTGCGGTTAGGCGTTTGGTCGGTGAAGCGAACACAGTCTCGGGTGAGATAGTGTTTCTCCACATGCTTAACTATGGCTGTACCCAGCCCTTGCTGAATCCATTGATAATCAACGGGTTCGCAAGAGATGAGCCTAGGTCCGCGCGAGTCTTTTGGCACAAGGATAACCTTAGCCGGATGACTCGTCTCTGTGACAGACGAAAACGTCTGCCAACGATCGCCGACATGGCCTAATGACGCGCAAAAGTACGCGTCGAAAGGATACACATCAGTGATTTGACTCGAAACGTTCGTCCAATGAAACTTCCCCCAAAGCCGTTGCTTGGTAGCAACGGTTCCGGGTCCGTGACGTGGGACGATATCGATAGGGTCAAAAGAAGAAAAGAGCTTGTATAACAAGCCCCTCGCTTCGCGAGCTATAGTGACTCTCGGATCAGCCTTATCAGCAGATCCAGAAGAAGTATTATAGCCAACCAACACAGAGTCTTCAATTTCTTGGAGGCTCTGATCGGTAGTATTAAGGTCACTCTCCGTTTTCTCAAACGACGAGATGACCGCATGTTCCTGTTCATCAGAGTAAGGTAGCTTATACTTGTAAAACAAGTAACAGAGCTGTCTTACAACCTTGACACTAGAACTGCACGGGCACTGAAGGAGTAGCCCATCCGGCTGGAGCACGCGACTTATGAATTCCCAAAACAATTTCGGGAGTTTACTGTCTTTCTTGGGTTCTAATCCAATATCGACAGCAGATAATGCGCATGAACCTGCAAGAGCCTTATCAAAGGCCTTGCCCAGACGGGGTAGAACTTTCGTAAGAAAGCTCAATCCTTCGGCACGGTATCTGGCTCGACACTTATTAAGTGTAAGCTTGAGATCCGTAGTGTTAAACACCTCACCGTGAGCGTTTTGAACGTCACGGAGTAAGGCGGCGATGAGTTCGAACTCATTCAGGCTGTTAGTAGTAACCATAAGGTTCACTTCCTGCAGCTTCGCAATACTCCGTTACCCATTAACGCGAACGTTAGACACCTCCACCTCCAATATGAAGCAGAAGCTCATTGAGGTCTTACCTACCATCCCGAATGGCAAAACGCCGCAGAGACTGCGGCTGATGTGCATCCTGGCAAGTAGATTCGACCCCGAACTCGACGGATTCAGACCCAGTTTCGAAGAGACAGAGTTACTACAAAGTCCGTTAATCGGAGGGGCCATCGTAGATACGCTGTTAACGCGAGTTGAGATTTCTCTCGACAAGCATGACAGAATACGCTACGTGATCTCCCCGAACGACAATACTTTCGGTAACTTTATCACTTATACTAATGGTTAAGAACTAGCCATCTCGTTTCTAACGTTGCATCCATCACAAGCGGCGTCGGGTTTCCCCGACGCCGGCGCATCACTGCGCATGGATAGCAAGGCCACCGTTGCCAGAGAGCTTAAACGCCCCCTGTCAGCAACGCGGCAGCACCGTTACCAGTACCATCGTACAGAATCGTCGTCGAAGCTCCTAAAGAGCCACAAAACGACAACACATATGCGATGACGTCCGCAGCAACATTGGAGTTGGCAATCGCCCCTATGGGGTTATCCAATACCAAATATGCAGAGGTTGTGACAGGCGTAACGAGGTCAACTCCTGAGACGTGAGTAACGTCAAATCGGATGACACTTCGTCGACGCTTGCCTAACCCAGAACCGGACTCCACATGCTTAATTGTCATGCGGATTGGCAAAGCCGGACTTTCCCCAATTTGGGCAAAGACCGTATTTCGGTCACTGATCGACAGGCGCGTGAATTCAATTTCCGTACCTGCACGATTCTTGACTTCGTTTGTAGTTAGCGTATTGCTTAGCATTTTGTTCTTATCCCTTAACGGGGGATGGCGAAGTGAGACTGCGATAAAGCAGCTAAGTAGTCACTTTCTACGTTTCGGTAACCTACGCCGTGCAATCACAAGCGCGGATCCCAGGGTTAACTCTGTAAGAGAAACCCCGCTCGATTCAAGCGAGCTAGTTGAGGGCCATTCGATCATCCTCTTATAAGAGGTTTCTCGTACTGCGCCCAACGTGGTCCTTGGCGGATAATAGTAGTCGTTTAGTGCCGGTAGTTCTGCAGAGGGAGTAAAATTCCTCTCGACCACCGCCCATGGGTAAACCCATCGCGACCTCTTATACGACCAAAGGTAACCTCTTATGTTTATACGAGGTTCCAGGTTAAGGGTCTTTCGGTCTGACAGCCAGCGGCTCACGCCGACTAGCCAGTCAACAACGAACGACCATGGTATGGCATTCCAGATAATCGCAGGGTTAAGGTTAACCCCAAGACCATCCAGAAGGCCAAGCAGTTGAGCATGCTCAACTTGCCACCTCGAAAACTCAAAGGAGTAATCGAGCTCAGCGTGGAACACGGGTTCATCGGATACGACCTTCCGACTCATGTAAGCGCGTTGGTACTGTAAGAAGTTGAGGTTTAAATCCTCAGGCTGTCTTACAAACGTATACGCACCACTAGAGTCTTCGATCGTAGCCTCAGCACCGAGACGCCTTGTAAAATGCGTCGTCTGTGGAACCCCCGCCCTATTGACAAGTTTCCTAACTTGTTCTTCAGTACGGGCGATAGCGTTTTTAATCGCTATCACATCGGATATGAGCGGCAGTACATTGAACTGCGCTTGCAAGTAAGCACCTGCAGCTGTAGCTTCGATAGGGACATCATTGTTGATGACCCGTCTTAGGCTACGATACGCTCTTCGGAACTGCTGCCTCATCGTAAAACCACGCTTCACAGCGAGTTTTGCGGCGTTAGCAGCTGTTTTAGCAACGGACTTGAAGTCCTTTAACTCAATGACTGAGTTAATCAAGCTAAGTTCAGCCTTAATTCCCGGAAGCATTTTGCGTAAAGCTTGTGCCTCCAAAATGGAATAATCAGCTGGACGGGGAAGAAAATCCCCATTAACTTGTTCACTAATATACGCCGGCAGCCCACTAATGGGTAGACCGGGTTCACCGAATGGATGCTGCCAGTGACTCTGGGTATCGGACCCAGACACGAGAACGCGACTTGACCCAAAGGCCGTACCAAGTTGGTATCCGCCTTTAGGGTAGTTCGATCCACTATGGACGAACGGCATCGCGCCATCCTGCGAAGGAACAGACCTGAACGCTTTATAGTGTTCAAATTTATTCCATCCGCGAGTTCTCTTCTTTGGTTGGGTAGTCTTACGCTCCTCGCCGACGCTATAAAAATGCGCACGGAAGGGAACATCGTAAGAGTACCGATACCAAAAGAAGTCCGAATTCAACTCCTGGGCATAAGTCGTAACGACCGAGCCAGGATAGAACCGGACGTCACTTCGAGCTTCCGACATAGGTAGGTGGAATTGTCAGAGAATTGACATTAAGGTCGGCAACCAAC